GAGCCGAAGACGGTATCGGGAAGCGTCTTGGCGCCGCCAAAAATCAGGCGTTGAAGATGAAAGCGCACCGTTCGGGGATAGCCTTTGACGCTATGAAAGGCGGGTTCGTCCCAATCTTCATCTGCGGTAGTTGTGGCCAAGGTTTCCCGCACGGTGCCGGTCATGACGGTCGTGGATGTGTACGCCGTCAACAAGATTTCCTTGCCCTTGTAGCGGACGATTTCGTTGATGTAATCGGTAGTAAAGTGAGCGGCGGAAAGGGTGACGGTGATCGAGCCCGTCGTGGCCGATGGCGTCATGGTGTTCGCCGAGCCCGCATATTTATAATAGGGCTGGTTCAGCGGTGCACCGGAGGAATGTTGCTCGAAGGCGAATGCCGTCCATGTGAATGTGGATGCGCCGGTTCGCTTCAACACGTAGATAGGATGATCTTCATGGACGACGATCATGGTGTCGCCGGCCTGAGCCCATCGGATTTCATCGAGTTGCGCCTCCGTGTAAGGAACGCTGCTCGTCAATGATTGATCGCGGATGCCGTCGGAGCCATAGACATCAACCTGGCTGGCCATGAAGGCGACAATATATTGCTGCGACTCGGAGAAAACGAATTTGGCGTAGCGCGCTTTCTTGTCGAGCTTGGCAAGATATTTGGTGCCGGGTCGCCGGGAGACGCCGCCATGCAAGAGCGGCCGGAAATTGGTTATGGTTTCGGCGCCGTTTTTATAGGCCGCGATATCCGAGCGCATACGCATCCCCGGTTCGAGTTGCCCGGCGATAAACGAGTTTTGGATACGGCGAACCTTGGTCATCAGCGACCAGCACTGGCCATACGTGCGCCGGTCAATCTGCCGACCCTTACGGCTTTGGGCGTCTGGCCCTGTGCATCATTGCGGCGAGCCTGAGCGAAAAAGTTGATAGCTTTCTTTTCGAGGAGCGTCGAGAAATCGGCTTCGCGCGCAAGAGACATCGAGAAGTCGGCGGCGAGGCCGGTGATTACGGCCAGAGTGAAATCTGCCGGCCAGTCATTCTCATCGACGCGATAGGTGTAATGGGCGACGAGATCATCGCTGTCATTGTCCTCGTCCGAGAATATCTTGTCCTTGAAGCGCTCGAATTTGACATCGTTATCGCCGATGGTGACGCGATGAAGAATGAGCAAATCCGACGGGACATCATAGCCATAGTCCCAACCTTCGAGCGGTGTCGCCGCATTTTGGTTGAGCGAAAATTGTGTTTTAGCCCAATTCCAGCGAACAAGACCTATTTGGCCGCGGACATAATCTTCATAGAGGACGGACGCGACATCCGATTCGGTGGTGCCGTCGTCAAAGCCAGTGATCGGTTGACCGCCCACTTTGACCAAGGCTTGACTTGCGATTGAGAATTTATTTTGCGGCATGGTTCCTCCGGGGCGGTCGGGGCGCCTTGCTATGGGCGCCCCTCCCTAGTCGGATGATCAATCGGTATCGGCGACCGAGATCGCCGTGCCGTCCGAGACGTCCACATCGCTGCCGTCGTTGGAAAGAACAACCATCAACGTGACCGTCGGCGTGGCCGTATCCACAGAGATGATCAAATCATTGACTTTCAGCAATTCAACAGCGTTGTTGAAATACTGAGCCCCATCCACCGTGGCTACGGCGTCGGCGCTGGTATAGTGCCAGAGCGTAAAACCATTGCCATAAGCGAGGCTGGTGAGGCTAGTGCGAGAGAATGCCATGTTCGGTCCTCCTTATGATTCGGTGCAGGAAACTTCGATGATGCCGTTGGCGTCGATCAGAACAGAGCTCATCTGCATCTTGTTGACGAACAGATGCGCCTGCTTCTGGCCTTGCCAGGTAACATCGAGTTCCACATCGGCGCCGATGGCATGACCCATCGAGGACTGATGATATGCGAACGTCTTGCGGGTGGTCGCCGAGATGTCGAGCCCGGAGAACGCGTACATATTAAAGCCGAGCCAGCTTTTCGCCGTGACACCGGACGGCCACGGGCCGTTCGTTCCGATGTAATCGAGACTGGCGAACTCGGACAAATCCATGAGATCGGTCCATTGCTGATAGCCCATGACCCAGAAGCGTAGGTTGTCCTCGGGAACATCGTTGTTGCCGAGAGTTTCGAACGCCTCAGTGACCTTGGCCTTATTGAGGCCGGCAGAGCTGTGGGCAATCGTGCTTGTGGTCCCATCCATCGCCGTCGTGATGAGCGAATCGGTCTTGCGACCGAGAGCCCAGGCACCGGACGAAGCCGCCACCATGCGTTCGTCGATGTTGATGCGCAGCTCGTCGAGATCGTCAATGTATTCGGAGGCATACCAATCTCCGAGCGTGGTGTTGACGTTGGTATGCGCCAAATTCATCGGCGTCACATCGCCGCCACGGGACTTCTGAGATGCGGCGCCCTTGGCGACCTTTTGGAAGGTGGTCTTGTTCTTGACGTTGTTCTTCGTTCGAACAGTGTTGCGAAGGCGGGAGCCCTGCCGCTGGTAGGCGAGATGGACATCCGCTTCAAACTGCTCGATGAAGGCTTGATCAATCGTATTAGCCATAATGGCCTCCTACGTTGAGCTTTCACCTTTGGTCTGTCGGTTAAGCCATCTCGCCGTGATCCGGTTAAGCCTTTCGGGGCCGGAGCGGTTTTAACGGGGCCGCAAGTTGACCGGGGTGCTACATGCCATCAGCCGCCGGATGCGTTGATGGGTGCAGTTTCGACAGTGCCGGGAAAGGCTTTCTTCCAAGCCTCGTCAACCTGGCGCACATATTCGGGATCGCGATGATTGCTATCCCAATATCTGGGATCGCGCTGCATCTGTTTAATTTCTTCCTTGGTCTTGGCCTTGACCATATCTTCCGCATTGCCGCCGGGCGCCGCTTTGGCATTTTTCGTCAAGCCGATGATTTCTTCCATCATGACGATGCCTGTCGCCTCGACCAAGAAGCCCTCAAGCGCGTTGAAGGTCTTGTCGGTGAGGTTGGCTTTGGCCCAGAGATTGACGGTATCAACTCTGGCCTTACCGTTCTCGCCGAGAGCCTTCATCTCGGTTTCATAATCGGGAAGCGCGCCAACTTGCATTTTGATGTAATCGGCGACGCCGGTATCGAATTGTTCCTGCGAGAAGCCATTGGCGTGCGCGGTTTCGCGCCACCAACCGAGTAGTGGATCATCATTATCCATCGTCCACTCGACGCCCTCGGGCAATTCGAGGTCTTTCGGAAGCTCGTATTTGTAATCGGTCGCCGCGGCGGGTCGCGCCTTCAAGGCGTCCTCTTTGATTTCCTTGGTGATTTTGTCCCGCTCCTCGGCGTTCCACTCCTCAGCGGTTTTTCCGCCGCGCGTTATCCTGCCGAGTTCGGATTCGTTCTCGGTGTAGGATGTCGCGAGCGCCTCGACGTTCGCGGTGCCTTTCTCGGCATCCCAGAACTTCTCGGGCATATATTCGGGACGGGCTCCTTCATTGTCGCCGGCTCCCGCACCTTCATTTTCGGCTTCAAATACAGGCCGTGGAAATTTCATCGGTCGCCCCTCTTTCCTAGTTCAAGTCGGTTTACGATCAGACCAATCAAGTACCTCTGGCCTTCAAGGTGTCGTAGTGCTGCATCATCCATACCGGGGCCTGTGACATTATTCAATGTTATTGACCTCAGATAATTCAGAAATTCCTCGCCGGCGCGCCCATTCAGAACTGTCGCAGCCAGCGAATTGAGCTTCTTTTCCATTTCGGGAGAGCGGGACATGCCGTCCAGGCCGTAGACATGGCCCTCTTTCGCCTTCTCCCGAATATCCCTGATCCTATCCCAGGATTTTTGTTCGGTCATGGCTATCCCCCTTGCGCCAGCTTCGCGAGATCGCCGAGCGGAACACCCTGTTCGATGGCGCCTTGCGCGGACTCGGCAATACCTTGGGCGAGCTGCTTACGATCAAGTTCAGCGCGAACCAAGGTTTCCGGCACGCCCCACTTGATGGCAAGATATTCGGCGACCTTCTCTTGTTCGGCCATCAGGTTCGTGAGTTGCGGGCCAAATCGGGTGTTGAGCTGTTCGAGCCAACGGTCGACATTGAGAATGTCCTGCTGCTCTTGGGCGCGCCCGAGCGGGGAAACTGCGTGAACACGAATGTCGCGGCCATTGATCTGCGGTAAGTCGATCTTACCGCCGCGGCGAAGAATATAGGCTATGCGCCGCATGATCGGCTGAGTTTTCTCGGTCTGAATGCGGCCAAAGGGCGAGCCGGTCTGGCGAGAAAACTCGGCAAGGCGCTCGCTGATTTCTGTCGCGGAGCGAACTGGTTGCTCAAGACCACCGAGCGGTTGGTCGAACAGCGCCAGTCTTATTTTGTTTTGCAAATCCTCGAGGATTAGATGGCCGATGTCGAAGTCGCCGCCGGGCTGTAAAGGCCGAATGCCGGCAGAGCCCGCCGAGACGGGGATCATGGTGCCGGAAACAAGCTGTACCGTGTGTGGATTGATGATGGTGTCGTCGTCGTATTGCCACATTCCAACGATAGCGGTTTCAGCGTTTTCAAGTATGAGCTCGACGACGAGATTGGCGACCTTGATATCCGGCAGCGCATTCAGCAGCGGGCCGCGGCCATAGACCTCTCCGGCCGATGTCGACCAGCGGAAGATAATCCAAGGGCTCGACCCTGACCCGATGAAGCGATCCTCGACGAGAATGTGCGTGTATTCGAGGGCGACGATTTTGAAATCATGTTCCTCTTGTGTCGCCGAGCGATCCCGGAGTGTGCAACTGACGACGGTAATCTTTTTCTCGGGATGGTCTTTGGCGTCCGATGTCATTTGATCCGAGAGCTTGGCCTTCGGAAACAAGTTCGGGATTTCGCCCATCTTGACCTTGCGCGGCCAGAAGATGCCGCCGATGGTCGAGAACGGACCATATTCCAAGATCAACTCGGGAAGTGGAACGGAGCGCCAGTCGATGACCTCGTTTGGATCGTCGCCTTCTTCGGCGAGCAACGCGCCCGTGCCGATGGCGAGATCAATATTAGCCTCATGATCTTCCTGATCGAAGTTCGATGCGTTCTGTAGGGTGTCGAACATATAGTCGTTGATGGGTTCCAGCGCGAGGTTGACTTCTGGATGCATATCCTTCGGGATTTCGGCGCCGGCGCGAAGCTCCGACCATTTGGCAAAATTCGGCGTGGTGAAGGATTTCACGCGCGAGGCAAAGTTTTGGGTCGAATGGACGGCGGTGGAATCGAAGATGAGATCGCTTCGGCTTTCGCCGGGCATAGAACTGTAAAAGCCCGTCCGATTGGGAAGGGCCAGATCGTAGCAGTCTTGCCAGCGCGGCAACCATTTATCGCGCCCCCGATGCGCGTTTGAATATCTGCGAATAATGGCCTCAACGGGCGTCTCGCCCGTGGGCATCGGCGTCTCGGTGCCGGGGATATGGTTGACGGCGCCTGCCGGCATCAGCCGCCCAGACCTGTGGGTTCGCGCTCATCGAAGCCGGCGTCGCTATTGGAGCTGGCATTTCGCCTGAGAAGGTTCTGGGCCTCTCGCCTGAGAACGGCCTCCGCGTCGGGGCCGACGGGCTGCGCCACGCTGGTAGACGATTGCATCATGCCAGAGACATCGCCCTTCGGAACGGTATTAATGTCATCGTCCAGGCGAACAAAATGCCCAGCGCCCTGACCCGCGGCACCCCCACCAACACTGCCGGCGCCGGGGCCGATGCCGCCAACACTGGCTTGGCCTTGCGCGCTCGCACTCGACGCCATGCCTTGCGCTGCCGCGCCGCTTCCCGCATGACCAATACCCATTATTCATTTCCTCCGAGTTGGTTGGGACCGTCGGGATGCCCGAGCCGGTCCTTGGTGATTAAGCTCTTGAAACCGCGCTTTTTGCGCTTGCGCTGCTCCTTTTCTTCCTTCTCGATGGCTTCCAGGCGCAGCCGTTCTTTCTCGGCCTTGGCTTCCGACGCCTGCCGGGCGCGCTCTGCGGCGCCGCCGTCGCCGCCGCCGCCGCCGCGATCTTTGCCCAGCGGATCAGCAGCAGATGCATGTAAGAATCCACCCATCAGTTCAACTCCTCAAAAACAGGCTTGGCGCCATGTCGCTGCATCGCGCGATAGAGGCCATATGGGGTGAAACAGAAACCATGAAATCCAATTACATCTTTCAGCATCGACACGCAAGTTCGTAATCCATATCCGTGAGTGAGGACGTGTTGCTCTTGCCAGGCGAGAGCCTTGCCTTTTTCTTTGCAAAATACAATAAAATTATTGACTTCATCTTCATTCGCGAGGCGGATCAGGCATTGCCCGGGCCGGGGTTCGACGAACAGCCAATGCTCGTTATATGCGTCGTAACCCATTGCCAGAACGTGCCGAAAGCCTTTTCGCGTCCAGATTCGAGCCCATTTCGCCTGCACGATATCGCTGTAATCGACGAAAAGGACATTCCATGTCATCGGATGGCAAATCGTTGACTTCGCGATTGTCTGGCCCTCCCAGCGATGCGGCGGTCAAAAATATTGGCCTTGTGAGCGACGACATGCGGTTCGGCATCGTCTTTGCCCCTCATCAGTTCCTTGCCTTCGCCGGCGCCGAGCATCAGGTATTGGAGCCCGTCGTGAGGGTGTGAGGCCCGGTTTTTGGCGGGCCGTTCCTTATACTGGTCGATGGTCCCTGAGACGAGCGGGAAATGATAGCTGGTGAGGAAGCCCTGTTTCAGCACCTTGCAACTCGGGTCGATCAACATGCCCGGCAGGCCGTCGATCATGCGGTTGAGGACGCCTTCGACCGCCTCGATGCGGATATCGGGGTCGTTGGTGTGCGTCGACCGCGCGAGCAGCCCATTGGCCTTCAAAATCTTGAATGGCGTGCGCTCATCGGTCTGTGCACGATGATCACCTGCGGGATCGCCGTATAAAAGGAATTTAACACCTTCATCCAGTGGAAATGTCGCCATCATCGCTTTGAGCTCGGCGGCAAACCGGACGGTTCCCATATTTGTGCGGATTAATTCGCGCAAAATCCGCCATCTGCTGCTGATCCGCTGGGCAAAGATCGCCGCTGGCGTGAGCCCGAAGTCGATGCCGACCCAAATATCGACAGACGGCACAATCGGGATCGGTTCGGTCGCCGCGTGAACGTCTGAGCGATAGCTGGGATAGACCGGGCGCCCGGTCGAGTGATCGCCAAGCTGATTTCGGACATAGACATCAATCCAATCCTTGTCTTTGCCCTCGATCAGGCCCGGATAATATTTTTTATCCAGATGCTTGATATTCTCGGCACGCGGGTTGGTTGTATACCCCTTTACCTGGCCTTGGCTATCATGTTTCTCTAGCATACCGGGAGGCTGGGTGAAGAACTCCCAATCTTGCGGTGTCACCAGCGTTAATTTGTCGGCATCGCTCATCCAATCGGGCGGATCGACCTCGCCGGCCATGATCGGCCACCAATGCTCCTCGTTCGGCGCGTTCGTGTCCATGATCAGCCCGGAGAAGGTGCAGCCGCCGTCTTTGATCGCCGGGAATCTGCGAAGGCGCGATGTCGCAGCGTCAACAATCGCCTTTGGAACTTCGCGCGCTTCATTGATCCAAGCCATCGTCAATTCGAGTGACAGCAGCTTCTTGATGTCCTCGGGTTTGTCGAGCGCGAGGAAAATGACCTCCATCTCGATATCGTTCACGCGAACCATGTGGATGAAGGGCGGCGACCAAGAGAAGTGGCCGAAATCTTCCTCGGGGAACCATTCGAGCCAAGTCTTGGCCGTGGTGAGCTTCAATTCGGGGAAGGTGTTACGGATGATGGCGTGGCGCGTCCGTCGGAGACCTTTTGCATCGGGCGCCTGGGCGCATGACCGGCGGAACAGTTCGATGCAGCTCGCCGTCGATGTGCCGGAACCAATCGGGCCGCGAATGCCGCGAACAAACTTGTCCGACTTCATATATTGCTTAAGGGTTTCTCCGTCTGGCTTATAGGTGATCGTCGCCATCAGGTTTTATACTGCACGGCCTTGCGCTTGAGATGCGATTTGGGACGCCATGGACAAAGATATCGCAGCGGCATAATGGCCTCCTAGTGTAGTTTGGGAGGAACCGAGAATATTTTGGCGTCAAGCGCGCCAGAATTGACCATCGCCTCGATCTGCCGTTCGGCTGTCTCCGGGCCGAGCGCCGCGATGATCTTGTCGCACTCGCGATCATTGATGTGGCGAGCCGGATAATGCTTCATCTGGACGCGGCGCACCGAAGCGCGAAGGCGCTGTTGATCGTCATGAGACAGCCCGGCAAACCAGAGATAATCGGCGACACCCATCAGCGGGCCGTCTTCTTCCCGGCCGCCTTGCGGTACACGATAATCTTCGCTACTGTCTCAGCGTGACGAGCACCTCTGCTACCTTCCTCGTCTCTAAACAAGTTAACAGCTCCCGCCGCTACATCTAGGGCAGCGGCTCGTGGGGATGCTTTACCAAAAGGACTTCTTTTTCTAAGGTTCGCAGCCGCCGCCGCCGAAGGATAGCGTTCTTCATAGCCTTCACCCAGAGATTTACTTGAGTAGTAGGGTTTTCCCGGAGAAGCTGTCCCAACTCTAGTCTTAGTCTTAGGCTTACGGGCCGGGGATTTCATATTACGGGCCTTCCGCGGCGTGCGCGTCGTGGACTTGGGACCGGTCTTCGATCCGGTGCGCCGGGGCTTTCCGCCGTATCCTTTTCCCTTGGGCATAATCGGCTCCTTGAAGTGGTGGTCGGGCGACACGCTGTCTGGCTTCGATTCGCGGGAGCGAAAATCCACTTGACCGCGCAACACCCGACCTCGGGAGAATATAGTCGCAAATTGTAGATTACCGCAAGGCGGTTATCGTGTCATGCTCGTTTTCTCATGATTTGATATTGTTGCGAAAAGCGCTCTGGCGGCACCGCGTAATGATGCGTCAGGGCGCTCTTAACGATGAAGTCGCCGGGGCAAACGACATGATAATTAACAGCCTCCTTATCACTAGCCCATACGATGCGCTGATTTATCTGGCCATGAGCTTGCGGCGCGTGGCCGCAACACCGGCACGGACCTTTCTGAGCAAAGTTGTTTGCGAAATACTCATTCGGGACATACGCCTGCACGATCTCTTGCTCGGGAAAGCTCTCGTAGTCGAGCCATTGGCGGGCTCGAACTTTGATCATCCCTTCAAATCCGTTTTGGTAAATCGGCCAGCCTCATCGAGAACGACGAAAGTCTTGAAGATCATCGTCGTCGAAATTCCATCGGTGTCAGTCATATTGATGCTCCCGCTTACCAGCCGCTTGATCGCGACAATATTTCCGTTTACTCCGCTTCGGGCGACAGGTCAACCTCGCGCCAGACGCCAATCAGCCTCTCAAGTAGGAGAAAATTATCCAGCACAAAGAATAAAGAACAACGCAAATGCAAAGAACGACACAAACCGAAAGTAATAGCGGGTTCAAAATAATCTCAGAGCCTTTCAGAAGATTTATAGCTGCGGTGTACCTTATGGGGTAGGGGAGAACCCGGCTTTCGGAGGGGGGGGTCTCTTTACCCCATC